TGTTCGTTCGTGCGGGCAGCAGTCCTATGCCGCCCGCCGCCGTGCGGTCGGATCGCGCTAAGCGATTATAAGGGGGGGGTATATAAAAAACGATGGGTCCCTTTAAGCTATAAACGACCCGATTCGCGAGAGATATATTAAACGCTATATAATTTCAAAATCCGAATTTAAGTTACAAGCAATGAGAAAAAATTTTTCGGAAAATTTTGTGACCGTAGAGGTTGATCCTGTAACAGGTGAATATATCGTAGTCTTTCCTGAATGGTTAGTTAATGATATGGGTTGGTACGAAGGTACTGTGTTAGAATGGAACGTCGATGGCGATGAAATTATTCTAAAAGAATCTAAAGATGACTGATACTACAAAATTTTTCCATATCTACGCAAAAGACGAATGCATCATGCCTTGTGTAAAGGAAGAAGACTTTAAAGTAACTTGGAACACTTTAAATGCGATGGTTGGTCTAATGCAGACAAACTATCAAGCAAAGGATCTAAGTTACGAAGAAGTTACTATTAATAAGTATTCTTCTGAGTCTGCTGAAGATCATTCTTATTGACATAACCTACATAATGCAGTATGATTCATACTGAATCGATTCACATTCAAACTTGACCAAATTATGGCTAAAGGATTTACAGTAAAAGCAAAAACGCCCGTTGCGTCTTCAAAGAAAGAAGAAGAGTTTGATTACGCGAAAGCAAGAGAAATGATTAAAGGTAAGACAGTAGTATTCTGTCTACCTGGACGAGGAGTATCATATATCTTCTTAAAGTCTTTCGTACAACTCTGTTTTGATCTAGTACAAGCAGGTGCAAGCATTCAAATCTCTCAAGACTATAGTTCCATGGTGAACTTTGCACGTTGCAAGTGTCTTGGAGCAAACGTACTACGTGGACCTGATCAGATTCCCTGGGATGGTAAACTCAAGTATGACTATCAACTCTGGATTGACTCTGACATTGTGTTCAATACAGAGAAGTTCTACCAACTTGTTCTGATGGACAAAGATATTGCAGGTGGTTGGTATTGCACTGAAGATGGTCATACTACTTCAGTTGCACACTGGTTGGAAGAAGATGACTTCCGTTCCAACGGTGGAGTCATGAACCATGAGACTCTTGAAAGCATTCAGAAGCGTCGCAAACCATTTACCGTTGACTACACTGGTTTCGGTTGGTTGCTCATTAAGCACGGTGTCTTCGAGGACAAAGGTATGCCTTATCCTTGGTTCGCACCTAAGATGCAAGTCTTCGAGTCAGGAGAAGTGCAGGATATGTGCGGCGAAGACGTTTCTTTCTGCCTTGATGCGAAAGAAGCAGGTTTTGATATCTGGTGCGACCCTCGTATTCGCGTCGGACACGAAAAGACTCGTATCATCTGATCCATGGCAGAAGACCGTTATACTATTCAAGTAAACGGAGAGGTCCTCTTCAAGTCATTATCGCAAGACGAATACTTTGACAGAATGCAGGACCTTGCCTTAGAATATTACCAGCGAGGCGTCCCTCGTCCTGAGTCTATCCAAACTATTATCATCAACGAAAACGGAGATTTGAACAATGGCAATGCGCTCTAAGGTCGGAATCATCAAGACTGGTTTCGTCGGCGGAACCCCGAAAAAAACTCGTCAAGGAAACGGGAACGGAACCAAATATGCTGCATCTTCCCGCAATAATGCAAAGAAAAAATATCGCGGACAAGGAAAATGAAGAATCTGCTCTTTATCTCGGAAGATAAAGAACGGGCACTCATTCAGGAGATGACCTATCGGATGAAAATGGCGAACCTGCCTATTCATCCTTCAGATACTTGCTTTCTAATGGTCTCTCCTGACTACTCTGCTGTTGTAACACAACATCTCTCCCATTCGCTTTCAGTGGATCGGGAGATTTTTCATATCGAAGCAGTCAATGTACCCTTTCCTGATGAAGATGTACGCGAGTATCGTACTGAGTTTACTCAAAGTTTCATGAAATGGCAGACTCGATGGGATAAATTTGTCCTGATTGAGGCAGGAGTCATTCGTGGAGGTAACTATACCTGGATTTGCGATGTTATGACCAAGGCATCAGGTGCTGATATCTGGTCTGTTGCCCTTTGTGAGAACATTCATAGCAAATTTAAGAGCGATTTTGTCTCTTTGTACTATGATGACGACCAATTTGACTTACATTTCTGGTGGGAACAACCAAACAACCATTGGCACTGGCAAAATAAATAGAAAAAGGGATAGCAACCCCTTTAAAAGTTCTAAAAACGAACTTTTGGAGGCAAAATGGCACAAAATCCTGTTCCAGACCAAGGCAGAGACTTTATTGAGTCGGGAATGACGCTAATTACCGACACAAAATCGGACAAATACCTTGATAGACCAAAACATTCTTACAATCAGTTAAGAGAAGTGGTCGGTGACAATGTTCATGACCTTGAAAGGCAGACAATGTTGCATGAACAGATCAGAAATGATGAAGATTATGATGATTGGGAGTATGGTACTGAACCATCATACGGAAAGAGGGTATAAATAAGGTGAAGAAATACTTTATTGATGGCAAATCAACGAATTTCGCGTTCATTTAAAGATATCAGCTTGTCATTTGAACCACATCCAGTGACAAAGGACCTGCCTGCGTTGAGAAATGAGGGCGCGATTCGCAAATCAGTAAGAAATATTGTTCAAACCATAAAGGGAGAGCGATTCTTTGATTCACTTTTTGGATCAGATGTTCGTTCTGCCCTTTTTGAGTTTATAGATTTTGGTACTGCAACGTTTATTGAATCTCAAATCGCAACTGCGGTGTTAAATTATGAACCAAGAGTCGAAAATCTAGTCGTAAAGGCAGATCCTAGACCAGATGACAACTCTTTTGATGTTACTTTATATTTTGATGTTGTAGGATTGGACATACCAACACAAGAATACACTTTTATGCTAGAGGCAACCAGATAAAATGCCTTTTACTAAGTTCACAAACCTAGACTTTGATCAAATTAAGACTCAGATCAAAGATTACCTTCGAGCAAACTCTGATTTTTCGGATTTCGACTTCGAAGGATCCAACTTTTCTGTAATTTTAAATGCACTGGCGTACAATACGTATATTAATGCATTTAATGCGAACATGGTTGTCAATGAATCCTTCCTGGATTCAGCAGTCTTAAGAGAAAACGTCGTATCTCTTGCGAGATCGATCGGATATGTGCCTAGTTCTAGGACCTGTGCGCGAGCAGAAATCAATTTAAGTGTGTCGGTAAGTACGACGAGTCCAACGATTACTCTAGAGGCGCGTGGACCTGTCTGTGTAGGTCTAACAAACAACAGTTCGTTTATATTTTCAATTCCAGAAGGCATTACCGCAACTGTAGAGAATGGTATTGCGACCTTTGGAACAGCAGTAGAACCAATCTCTGTTTTTCAGGGAACTCTACTGAAAAAGACATTTACTGTAGATGGTTCTTTAGATCAAAAATTCGTATTAGATAATTCTTTCATTGATACTCAAACTATCGTAGTTAAAGTTGCTGGTGCATCTGAGACTGGAGAAGGTAGAGAGTATAGATTAGTTGATAATATTCTTTCAATTGATGAAACTTCCGAGATTTACCTAATTCAAGAGGTTCAGGATGAAAAGTATGAACTTCTATTTGGAGATGGTGTATTTGGTAAGAAGTTAGAGAATGGAGCTAAGATTACTGTTACTTACATCGTAACTGATGGTGCAAATGGTAATGGAGCATCAAACTTTGCATTTGCAGGAACTTTTGTTGACGCTCTCAACAACCCAGTAACTGTAAATTCAGTAACTCTAACAACCATCAACAAGAGTGCTAACGGCACTGAGATTGAACCGATTGAGTCTGTTAAGTACTTTGCCCCTAGACTGTATTCCGCGCAGTACAGAGCGGTCACAGCAAGGGACTATGAGGCGATTATAAGTCAAGTTTACCCCAATACAGAATCTGTATCTGTAGTTGGGGGAGAGGAGTTAGATCCTCCTAAGTTTGGTACTGTTCAAATTAGTATCAAACCTAAAAATGGAGATTTTATATCTGATTTTGATAAACAACTAATTCTAAGTAGACTGAAAAATTATTCTCTAACTGGTATTAATCAGTCTATTGTTGATATTAAAGTATTGTATGTTGAAGTTGATTCTTCTGTTTATTACAATACATCTCTAACTGCAAATGTTAATGAACTAAAAACAAATATCACAAATTCTTTGCAAGCATATTCAGATTCAGTTGAACTGAATAAGTTTGGAGGTAGATTCAAGTATAGTAAAGTTCTGAACGTTATTGACAGTGTAGATAGAGCAATTACATCTAATATTACAAAAGTAAAAATTAGAAGAAATCTAAGAGCACTGGTTGGTCAAGCAGCGCAATATGAGTTGTGCTTTGGTAACGCTTTTCATGTTGATCCTAAAGGATTTAATATTAAGAGTACTGGATTTAAAATCAACGGTGAAACGGATGTAGTTTATCTAACTGACATTCCAAATGCAGATAGAAAGTCTGGAGTTGTCTCTATTGTTAAACCAATTTTAGAAACTGGGGAAAATAGAGTTGTTATCAAATCTGCAGGAACAATTGATTATGTAAAAGGAGAAATTATATTAACGACAGTTTTCATTACATCAACTGAAAATACCAATGAAGTAATTGAGATTCAAGCGTTCCCAGAGTCAAATGACATTGTAGGTCTCAAAGATCTATATCTGGAGTTTGATGTCTCCAAGAGCAGGATAAATATGGTAAAAGACACGATATCGTCTGGAGAGAAGATATCGGGAGTTGGTTTCAATGTAACTTCAAGCTATTCAAACGGAGAGCTAAAGAGAGGATAATATGATACAAACTGGTATCGAATCAAGGGTAAAGGTTCAGGACCTTATCGAAGGTCAACTTCCCGAATTCATATTAGATGAAAGTCCAAAAGCAGTAGACTTCCTAAAACAATATTACATTTCTCAAGAATATCAAGGTGGTCCAACAGACCTAATTGATAATCTTGATCAGTATCTTACTCTGGAAAATTTAACTCCAGAGAGTATTGTTGGATTTACGTCTCTAACTTCTGCTGCTCCCTCTTCAGATACCACGATTTCAGTAGAATCGACTAAAGGATTTCCTCAGTCCTATGGTCTACTTAAAATTGATGATGAAATTATCACCTATACTGGTATTACTACTAATACCTTTACAGGTTGTAAGAGAGGATTTAGTGGTATAACCACATATAGCGACATTAGTAATCCTTCAAACATAACATTCTCTACATCTAGTGCTGAGAATCATGATAATTATTCTCCAGTACAGAACCTAAGTTCTTTATTCTTAAAGGAATTTTATAAAAAACTAAAGTATTCTGTAACACCTGGATTAGAAAATACTGAATTTGTCTCTAATGTAAATGTAGGCAACTTCATAAAAGAGGCAAGAACTTTTTATCAGGCAAAGGGAACAGAAGAATCATTTAAAATTCTGTATAAAGTTCTTTATGGAGTAACTCCTAAGATTGTTGATCTTGAGCAGTTCCTATTAAAACCTTCATCTGCAGAATATATCAGAAGAGAAGTAATTCTTGTAGAAAGAATTAGTGGAGATGTTAACAATCTAATAGGTCAAACTGTATACAGTAGTGCTTCACCTGGAACTAAAGCTGCTGTATCTGAAGTTGAAATCGTAACAAGAGATAATCAAACTTTCTATAAGATTGGTTTGTTTATTGGTTATAGTGATCAGGATTTAATTGAAGGTACTTTTACTGTAACTGCAAACACTAAGGTACTTTCTCCTAGAGTAAGAACTGGTTCTTCCGTAGTTACTGTTGATTCTACTGTTGGATTCCCCCAATCTGGAAAAATTACTACTGGTCTAACGACAGTAACCTATACTGATAAAACATCCAACCAGTTTTTAGGTTGCACGGTAGTTGATGATCTAGAACCAAAAACTGAAGTAAGATCTGATGAAACTATTTTTGGATATGAAAACGGAGATCTAACCAAAAAAGTTGAACTGAAAGTATATTCCATTGTATCTGATATACTTTTATCAAAAGATGCTGGTCTTGCCCTACCAAATGAATCTATAAAAGTTCTCCATCTTGGAGATCTAATTGATAATCCAGACAATATCAATGATAAGACATACAAGCAAAAATTTGCTAATAGTTGGACTTATAATACAGCATCTACATTTGAAGTTTCTGGAATTAATACTTCAACAAGAGTATATACTTTATCATCCGATTTAGATAAATCTAGTATTAAAGTAGACGATACTTTCGAAATTATAAACAATGTTTCGAAAGAAGTTCAATTAAGTGATGCTAGAGTTTCAAGTGTTGATAAAGCAAACAAGCAAGTAACATTATCATATACTGGGTTTAGCACAGATCCAAATATTCCTCATACAATAAGAAGAGTTGCGAAGAAAACTAGTAGTGACAGAGTTCCTTTGGAATATGGAGATGATACTTTAACGTCTGATATTCAGAATGTATATTCTGAATCAGGAAGCGACTTCATGTATGTTGCTTCTAACTCCTTACCATCTTTCTCTTTCAGAAAGAATAGCAATCTAAAGTCTATTATTGTAGGAACAGGTATAACCTTTATTGGTGCAGCAACTACAGAAAATGGTGCTCTCCAAAGAGAAGTAACAGATGTTGATTATTCTATTATTTCTTTCCCAACAGCAGTTCCTTTCTTAACTGGTGATGCTGTCGTGTATCAACCAGAAACAACATCCATCATTGGTCTAAACACTGGAGAAACTTACTATACAAAAGTTCTATCAGACCCCAAGCAAATTAAATTATATCCAGCTCCATCCTTTATTGACACTGACAATTATTTAAAATTTACTCCTTTAAGTCTTGGTGTTGGAGGTAAGCATACATTTACTATTGAGTCTAAGAATGATAAAAATATTCAACCACAAAAACTTCTTAGAAAGTTCCCATTAAAAGAAGAAATTAAGCAGAATAATGGGGAACCTCATGATCAAGAAATGCTTGGCATGTTGGTAAATGGTGTTGAGATTAAGAGTTATAAGTCTCCAGATAAAGTTTTCTATGGACCTCTATCTAAGATTGATGTATTGAATCCTGGAACTGGATATGACGTAATCAATCCTCCTCAGATTGTAGTTGCCGATTCTCCTGGTGCAGGAACTACTGCACTAGTAAGACCTGTTATTAGTGGATCTGTAGAGAAAATATTTGTTGATCCTCAACAGAGAGAACTTGAAAATGTTGTATCTGTAAGTATTGCTGGTGGAAATGGTTCTGGTGCTATCTTAAAACCAATCACAGAAACAACATTTAAAGAAATTAACTTTGATGCTAGACTTTTAAGCAATTTTGGTGGTGTTGGAGAAGTTGCTGAAACTATTACTTTCCTATCAGATCATAATTTTAGAGATGGTGAGGAAATCATTTATAAGACAAATGGCAATTCTCCTCTTTCAATTGGAACTTTCTTTGCATCGAATGCAGATCAAAATAGATTCCTAGTAAACAATACAAAGTATATCGCTGAATTTATCAACGATAAGACAATCAGACTGTATAACAGCACTTCAGACTTTAATGCTGGCATTAATACTATTGGATTTACAACCGCATCCAATTCAGGTGTTCATGCATTTAGAACTTTTGATGGAAAGAAGACTCTCAAAGAAATCAGAGTATTAGAGGGTGGATCTGGATATCAGAATAGACATCTCTATGTCAAACCTGTAGGAATATCTACGATTGAGAATACTGTTACTTTCATTAATCATAACTTCAAAGAAGGTGATCTTGTAGATTATCAGACTACTGGAACTGCAGTATCAGGATTAACTACTGCTAATCAATACTATATTTTTAAAGTTGATGATGATACCTTTAGAGTAGCAGATGCTGGTATCGGCGGAACTATTAAGACAAATTATAATAGAAACAAATTCATTCATTTTGACAGTGTGGGATCTGGTTATCAGATCTTTAAATATCCAGATATTGCAGTAACTGTAAATGTATCTTATGGTTCAACAAATGTTGGCGTTATTACAGCAACCCCCATCGTAAGAGGAGGAATTGTCGATTCCTACCTTTATGAATCTGGAACTGCTTATGGAAGCAGCACAATTAATTTTGAGAAAAAACCATCAATAACGATTAAAAACGGAAAGGCTGCAAGTCTCTATCCTGTAGTATTAGCAGGTAAAGTAGTTAGAGTTGATGTTCGTTCTAGAGGATCTGAATACTTCTCAACACCAGATGTGGACGTTGTTGTATCAGGAAGCACTGGTGTTGGTGCAGTATTAAGACCCATCATTCTAGATGGTCAAATTGATAGCGTAGTTGTAATTAATCAGGGAACAGGATATGTTCAGGAAGAAACTTCTATCACAATTACACCAGCTGGTAGAAACGCTAACTATTCAACTAATCTCAGTTATCTAACAGTTAATGATGCTGAAAGATTTGGTTCAGAATACTTGAATCCAACTTTTGGTAAAGGTCTCCAATATAGCAACATTTCTTATTCCAGGGATCTAGCAGCTTTTGAGTTTAATGATGATGGAACTACACACTCCCCTATTATTGGCTGGGCATATGATGGAAACCCAATTTACGGACCATATGGTTACAATGACCCATTAGATCAGAATAGCGGTAAACGTATTCTAAAATCTGGATACATTCTTGATGCTGCTTCTGTAGACAGTCGTCCAAGTGGTTTTACCAATGGTTTCTTTGTTGAAGATTATAGATTTAATGAATCTGGAGATTTAGATAGACATAACGGAAGATTTTGCAAAACACCAGATTTTCCAAATGGAACTTATGCATATTTTGCGGGTATTGCCACAGGCGGTCTATTCACACCCACATTCCCATATTTCATTGGAGACAGATTTAAATCTTTATATCAAGGAGTAGATCTTGGTCAAGATGATGGAATTGATAATAATGATTTAGTAAGAAATACTTTCCCATACAGAATCAAAGATGAGTATGCATCTAATGATTACTTGAATGAATCTTTACAACAAAATAAGCAAGAAGCAATAATTACTTCAACTGAAAAGGGCACTATTGATTCAATTGAAATTAGAACTAGAGGAGACAATTATAAGGTAGGAGATTTACTCAATTTTGATAACAGCGATACTGGAGGCGGTGGTGCTAGAGCAACTGTTTCTAGTGTAGAAGGCAAGTCTATAGTTTCTATTGCATCTTCAACTTTAGAGTATTCTGAATCAATTATAACCAGAGAGTCTAATGATAAGGTTGCTATTCATATTCAACCAACACATGCATTTGTTGTAAATGATGTAGTTTCTATTTCAGGTTTATCTACCTTCTTACCAAATCTAACTGGTCTCAAAACAGTTGGTATAAACACTGATACTTTCAATATCTACAAAGATATTCCAGCAAATGCATCTGCTGGTTTAGTAACTGATGTTTATATTTCAAATATTCCTAACTCCCTTTCGATTGGATCGACTATTGGAATCGGAACAGAACTTCTTTCTGTCTTAAATATCTTCCCAATACCAAAGATTGTAAGGGTTAAGAGAGGAATTACAGGAACAGCACATACAACATCAACAAGTGGTTTTGTATATCCAAATAGAATCTTTGTTGATGCTCAAACTGGATATTTTAATTCCAGTCTGAATGAAAAGATTTATTTCAATCCTCATCAATCTGTTGGTGTAGGATCTACCTCTGGTGTTGGTATTGCAGTAACAAACACTCTTGGGGATGTTACTAAAGAGATAAACATTCCAACTCGCAGCATCTATCTACCAAATCATCCATTCTTAACAGGTCAAACTGCTATTTTAAGAAAGAATGGTGGCGGTAGTAATATTTCTGTTGCTAACACAGAAACAGAAACTCAATTTGATATTCTGAGTAGTGGTTCTGAGACTGTTTATACTATTAAGAAAGGTCCAGACTTCATTGGTATTGTAACTCAAATTGGTCTAACAACTTCAAGCAGTGGACTTTTCTTCTTCAATAATGGATCTGATAATTATGAATACTCAATTGAACCAACTGAAGATCAAGTAACTTGTATTGTTCAGAAGAACGATGCATTAGTTTCTGTATCAACAATCCATAACTTACAACCAAAAGATAAAATTAACCTGAGTGTAATACCTGATAGATCTGTAGGAATTGGAACTTCTACTTCAGTTATTGTCAAATTCAACAATGATATTCAAAAAATTGTTATTGATCCTGTAGGATTTACCTCAGAATCTATTAGTATTGCTGAAAATACGATTACTCTTACAAATCATAATTTCACAACTGGCGAAAAAGTATACTATGATTCAACTGATCTGATAACTTCTGGTCTTGAGACTGGCGTTTACTATGTACATAAGATTGATAAAGATAGGATCAAACTTTGTGATACCTTTGACGACACTCTTGCTTCTCCGCCAGTAGTAGTTTCTCTTGCTTCAACTGGAGGAGCTTCCCAGGAATTATCAGCAGTCAATCCTAAGATCACTCCAACAAGAGGAAATGATCTCGTATTTGATCTATCTGATGCTTCTCTTACTGGACTTGAATTTAAAATCTACAAAGACTTTGAGTTTAATAATGAATTTGTCTCTATTGCAAATACAACTACTTTCTCAACTGCGGGTATTAGTACAGTTGGAGTTGGAACTACAGCATCTTTAACTCTCAAGTATTCTGAGCAACTACAAAATCCACTCTTCTATAACGTAGAAAGATCTGGATTTATCTCAACTGCTGATGCAACAGTTAAAGACTTCAATCAAATCATGTATAAGAAGAGTAAGTATGACGGTTCTTACTCAATTATTGGTGTTGCAGAAACAACTTTTGTTATCACTCTAACTGATATTCCAGAGTTTGATTCTTATCAGACAAATAATACAACATCGATGAAGTATACAACTACTTCATCTAATACATCTGGTCCAATCGGAACTATTAATATAATCTCTGAAGGTTCTGCATACAGATCTCTTCCTGCAATTTCAAGCGTCACTTCTACAAATGGTAGTGATGCTCTTCTATTCCCCAAATCAACTAAACTTGGTAATCTGAAGCAATTCAGAATCGGGCAACAAATTATAGAATTTAATACTGATAAAACATTAAGTCCTAAAGCTGCTCTACCAGCAACTATTGAACTAAAAGATAATTTAACTATTGATGAGATTGAAATCTTAGATGGAGGAAGTAACTATACTATTGCACCAGATCTAGTAATCGTTGATACACTAACTGGTCTAGAGCAAGATGGTATACTTCTATGCGAAATCGGATCAAGTTCTATTGATAACGTAACTATCTTTGAACAACCAACTGGATTGACTTTCAATCCAAAAACTATATTTGCAGTCAATAATACTAACGGTGTTGGTATTGCAACAATGCAATCATCCTTGAGTGGAATTGTTACCTGCTTCTTAACTACACCTCTACTAGGATTTAGTACAAGTGTATTTGCTATCGGAGATGAAGTATTTGTTGAAGGTGTTACTAAAAATGGAACTGATGGTACAGGATTTAATTCGGATGATTATGGATATTCATATCTAACTGTTCTTTCATATTCAAACACCATTCCTGCTAAGGTAGAATATAGTGTTGCTGGTTTAACTACTAATCCAGGTCTCGCAGATACTACTCAGAGTTCCTTCGCTAATATGACGAAGAGATCTGATTTACCAGTATTCAGAGTAACTCAGAAGAAATCAGAATTTAGTATTGGTGAGAATATAAGTGTAAACGGAGAGAATACTGATCTATTCATCTCTTCTATACTGAAAGACTATATTAAAGTTACTGGTGTATTCCAATTAAAAGTTGGAGATGTAATTCGAGGTAACATTTCTGGTTCCAAAGGAACTGTATCTTCTCTCAATACAAGTGATGGTAGATTTACTGTAGATTATTCTGTAAGGTCTGATCAAGGTTGGAAGACTAATACTGGTGAACTAAACAATGACATTCAAGTAACTCCAGATAACGACTACTATCAAAATCTCTCCTACTCTATTAAGAGTCCTATTCAATATAAGGATTCGATTGACTCTATCAATCGTCTAGTACATACATCTGGTCTCAAGAATTTTGTAGAAACTGAACTAAGTTCTACAAGTTCTATCAGTGTAGGCAGTACTTCTCCCACAGCTCTCAACTTTATCGATCTAAGTTCGGATAATAGAGTTGATACCATCTATGGATTCGGTCTCAGTAGAGATACAGAAGTTTCTGCTCTAAATGCATTTACAAATTCCTCAAGATTCATTGAACTTGGCAATATTAAACTTGTAGATAGTTTGATTTGCAGAACAAATAGAGTTCTTGAAATTGATGATGTTAGTAAGCAGTTTACAAATAAAGAGAATGTAATTGATGAATTCATTGACCTTGATGAATACACCAAAGATATCGCAAGATTCCTCGTTCAAGTCAGAAGTACTGATGGACTACAAACAGCAATCTATGAATTGATCATTATCTGGGATGAATTACAAGAAAACGTCCTTACTCTTAATAAGGCATATCTCTCCAGTACAGGAGTTGGTGTTACTTATTCTGGTGCAGATTCTTCCGAGATTACAAATCTATGGGATGAAAGAGAGTTTGCAACTGTAACTGGTCATATTGATGTCTTTGATGTTCTTTCTGTAAGATTTACTCCTGAAGATGTCTTTAATATCGACTACGACATTAAGTTCATTAAAGATACTTTTAATAGCAATGCTGTTGGACTAGCATCGACTTCTATTGGATTCATTAAGAATCAATCTTCATATCGAATTGCAGGTACAGGAGGTACGGCGACACTATTCGAATATGATGCTACAGACTTTGATGCAGTTCATGTTCAAACACACATTTATGATGAAACCGACAATGTTCAGAACTTCCTGGAGATGTATCTGCATCATGATGGAACAGATACTTACATAACCGATTACTACTTTGATAGCAATCCTTCGGAAGGTATTAGCGGAAATGATTTTACTAACTTTATACCTGAATTAAGCGGTGGAGTACTCTCACTCAAGTATGTAAATACTGGTTCAAATGATATTGAAGTAAAAACTAATGCTGTTGGATTCGGAGCAACATCTAATGGAATTTCTACTCTAAGATTCCAGTCTACTGGTGTTCCTGATGGATCTGAAAGAAGTGCTTATTATGAATCAAATTATGCTGTAGGCACTGGAGTAACAGAAATCTTCAGAGGTTCTAAGCAACTATTCACTTCTGTTAAGAGTTTGGTTAGCGTCAATAATGGTTCTGACTTTGCCCTACATCAAGTTTATTCTTTAAACTCCGACGAAACTAATACATTCTCTACACAAGCTCCATTTATCTCTATTGGTAGCACAACTGGTATTGGAACCTTTGGTTCTGATTTTGATGGGTCAGACTTTATTGTTAAGTTCTTCCCCAATGCTGATGCTTCTGGAATTGTAACTGTAAAAGCATTTAATGAAGCACTTTATGAACTAGTTGACCTAGAAAATGAGTATGAAAATATTGATTACGGATTCATCAAGAAGCAAGAGATTGGAATTGCTCTCTATGATGCAGTTAACAGTCCAAGAATTAATAAGAATTCTTTTGAAATGGAATATCAAGGTATTCCAATCTTCAAAAAGACATTTAATCCAGCAGATACAAATATCTTAGATCGTACAACTGGTATATTTACGATTGATAATCACTTCTTCTCTGATGGGGAAGAATTGATTTACAAAGCAGGTTCGACTGTTGTTGGAATTAATTCATCTTCTGTTGGTATTGGAGAGACTGCAGATTCTGTTGGTGTAGTTACAAATACACTACCATATAGAGTCTGGTGCGATAAAATTACTCCAAATACTTTTAGACTTTCCACAAGACCAGAATATGTAACTGCAGGAATCTATGTAACCTTTACCAACGTTGGTGAGGGTAATGCTCACTCTCTTGAGATGGTTAAGAAGAATGAGAAGACCATATTTGCTCTCGATGATCTAATTCAAGCACCTTTAGCATATACTCCTATTGTTTATGATCTCCAAGGTAATGGCGGTTCTATCAGTGCTGCATCAACAGTATTTTCTCTATCAGGTATTGCATCTGTCGTAAATGGAGACATCCTCCAGATTGAAGATGAATACATGAAAGTTGGTGGTGTTGGTTTAGGAACAACGTCTGTTGGACCAATTTCATCAGGAGACGTAAATCTGGTTGAAGTTGTAAGAGGTTTTGTTGGAACTGCTGCTACAGACCATACTGAACCAACTACAATTAGAGTTTACAGAGGTTCTTACAATATTTCTGGAAACAGAGTATTCTTCACTGATCCTCCAAAAGGAAGCGGACTTGTAACCCTTGATGATTCTGGTCTACCAAGAACATTCTCCAAATTTAGTGGAAGAACATATCTAAGACAAAGTTATGAAAATAACCTTGTTTATGATGATATTTCTAGACAATTTACTGGTATTGCACAAACGTTTGTAGTTCAAAACACTGGAGTTAATACTACTGGTATTGAAACTGGAAGCGGTCTAGTTCTGTTGAACGGTATCTTCCAAACGCCAACTACTAATAATAATGCAGGAAATAACTTCTCATACGGAGAGGTTGCAGGTGTTTCTAGTATTACATTTACTGGTATTACCTCAACTGATGGTAGTCAGATAACTTCTATCTCCGATGTTAACCAGAATGGTTTCCCACGAGGAGGTTTGATTGTTTCTCTTGGTTCTACTAATGGTCTTGGTTTCGCTCCTTTAGTTGGAGCAGATATTCTTCCAACGGTTTCTGGTGGAGTAATTACTGGAGTAGTTGGAGTTCCAACATACGGTCAATCACTCGGTCTTGATACTTGCTCTTATAATAATGAGAGCGGAATCCTTGAAGTAACAACTGCCTCTGCACATAATTTGAAAGATCACAACCAGCAAGTTTGGTTGGAAGGTCTTGAGTTCTCCTGTGCTGCTCCTCATGCAGGAGTTACAACTACAATCTTCCCAGATGGAAGTCTTGGAAATGTATTTGCAATCAGCGGAATCGTTTCTACTACTACATTCAACGTTAATGTTGGAACTAGCACTATTCCCCACACTTACATGGGTTCTGGTTCTGCATATCCATACTTCAGCAGACTCAATGTTGGATCTGGATATAATGGACTTACGGGCATCGGAGTTAGTGTGTATGAAGCAAGTCACACTGGAGCAGCTGCAACAATTACTGCAGTTGTTGGTGCTGGCGGAACTTTAACCTTCACTGTTGAGGGAGGAGGAAGCGGTTACACTAATCCAGATATTCTTGTTGATGCCCCATCATATACAAACTTGGAAATTGAGGGAACATTCAGGAGAGGAATCGGTTCTACAACTACTACTGGAGTAAATCTCCTAATGTCGGTAGAACTTGGACCAAACTCTCAGTCAATCTATGCAGATCGCTACGCAGATGCTGCTGCATTACTTGAAGACAACAGAACTTTCATTGCTGAGATGGCAGTTGGAAGAATGCTTGATGCATATCCTTCCTTCACTATTCCAACTGGAAATCAAGCATGTATCGATGATGCTGTTGATGTTGTTGAGGCGATTGCATACAACTTAAGGTTCGGTGGAAATGATGCAACCTATGATGCTGCAACATTGTATATCAGCGGAGCACACGTTGCTGGAGAAGAAGACGAATCGATTTACGTATTCAATGAAGTTGGTTATCTAGCAAATAATATTATTAATAACGTTGCTATTGCAAAATCTGGTTACACATCCGAAGATCAAGTATTTGATTTCAGCATTACTGCTGATCCTTTGACTGGATTCAATACAAGTCCAAGTTCTTGTGCGGATGTACAATCTTCAATTACATCTTTCGTAGGTATCGTAACGAATGCTATTGGACTTAGCACAATTCCTGGAAGCAGAACTATTGCTCCTGCATCTCTATATGAAGTTGCTAAATTCAGTATTGATAGGCAGGGTTATGCATTTGAACCTGGAGATAAGTTCAAACCAATTGGTCTCGTTACCGCTCTTGGACTAACCTCTCCACTTGAAGAGTTTGAATTAGAAGTAACTGATGTTTATTATGATACATTCTCCTCTTGGCAATTCGGTCAACTGGACTTTATCGATCCAATTAAAGTTCTTCAGAATGGAACAAGATCTGTATTCCCAATGTATTACAATGCGGAACTTGTAAGTTTTGAAAAAGATCCTCTAGATCAAGATTCTGCACTTATTGATATGGATTCTGTTCTATTGGTATTCATCAATGGAGTTCTTCAAGAACCAAAATCTGCATATCAGTTTGATGGTGGTTCTTCAATCCAGTTTATTACTCCTCCAAAACCAGAAGATAACGTTTCAATCTTCTTCTATCAGGGAACTAGAAATGTTGACGCAACTAACTTAGACATTAATGAAACAATTAAACCAGGAGACTCTGTTTTCCTTAATAGATTCCCTGGAATTACAACATCTGTTGATCAAAGAGAAAAGAGAATTGTTTACTCAATTCCAAGTGCTCAAAGACTACAGACTAATGTCTATTCAGATATTGGTATTGATGAAGAGAACTTCAGACGTTTGGATTGGACTAAGCAGAAGAGAGACCTATTCGTAAATGGAGATTACATCTATAAGTCTAGAGATTCTCTTGAAGGTATGGTTTATCCTACTGCTAAGGTTATCGCTGATGTTAATCCTTCGGACACTGCAATATTTGTTGATAACGCACAATTCTTTAACTATGAAGAGAATGAGTCTAGTGTTGTAACTCCATCTGTTGACGCATTCTTGACTGATGATATTACAGTTTCTCCTGCAGTGTTTACTGCATCAGTAACTTCTGCTGGTATTGTTGATGGAGTCACTATTGTAGATGGAGGTGTTGGATATGCCTCAACATTATCTTCAATAAACCTTGCATTCTCTGCTCCTAAGTTTATTGGTGTTGGTATTGGAACTACCGCGACAGCAACAGCAACCATTACAAATGGTTCAGTTTCTAGCGTAACACTTATAAATCCTGGTCTTGGATATACCAATTCTCAGAATGTAGCAATTGCTCCTCAGGTAATTGCAGAGCAACCTAAAAATGATGACGAACTATTGACAGTAATTTCTGTTGTTCAAGGTAATACTGGAATCATTACTGGCATCAAACCAGTTACTGGAATCGGAACAGACTTAGCACTTAAGTTCTACACTGATAATACCACAGATCTTCAGGCAGGATATTATATTCTTGTTACTGGAACAAATGTTGGTAGCGGAGTTACTTCGGTCTTTACTCATGATGATGACATCATTGGAATTGGTACAGAATATCTGAATAATGTCTATAGAATTAATTCTATTCCTGTTATTAATGAGATTGTTTGCAACATTGCATCAAATACTGTTACTGCTGGAATCGAAACTCTTGGAACTTCTGTTTACAATCCAAATGGATATTTCTCCTGGGGCAGACTTTCCAGTATAACTAGAGATAGTTCTAATCCTATCTCGATTGGCGTAACTGGAAGAACAGTTTCTGGTTTATCAACATATCCTATTCTTCAAAGAAAAGGTTATGGATTAAGAGATAATGGTGCTATTAGAAAAATCCTCCCAGATTAAACTATAAATAGAAAGAAAACTGCTAAAAAATGTCGGCAATTATAACTGATCAATTCAGAATATTAAATGCGAATAATTTTGTTGAGTCTGTTGACAATGCCAACAACTCTTACTACATCACTGTAGGGTTGCCAAATCCTGCTGCGGCAGTTGGATACGGAAGAGTAACTAATTGGGATTCCAACGTTCCTTCCCCAACTGATAATTTTGATTATGTTTCTCATACCGTAGATACTACTCTTTTCGGTAAAAAGGTTTCATCTGCTAACTGCAGGAGACTGATTAGAAGGGTAGACTGGACTAGAGGAACTCGCTATGAAATGTATCGACATGATTATAGCGTAGATAATCAATCTCCAGTAACTTCATCTACAAGACTATATGATGCAAATTACTATGTAATGAATTCTGACTTTAGAGTTTATATTTGCATTAGTAATGGAACCAGCGGCATCAATACTGCTGGTACTGCATCTCAGGATGAACCTCTATTTACAGACCTTGAACCATCAAAAGCTGGCGAAAGCGGAGATGGTTATGTTTGGAAATACTTGTTTACTGTAGCACCTAGTGATATTATCAAATTTGACTCAACTCAGTTTATCTCTGTTCCTAATGACTGGGATACCTCAACAGATTCTCAAATTCAAGCAGTAAGAGAGAATGGGGATTCTAGCGTAAATGAAAATCAAATTAAAAAGATTTATATTGAAGATCCAGGATTAAGTTACTCTGGCGGAGAAGTTGATATTGTTGGAGATGGAACTGGCGCAAAATGTGTTGTTACTGTAGATAGTAATGGAAAAATTACTGATGCGGTAGTTTCTTCTGGTGGAAAAAATTATACTTATGCAATGGTTGATTTGGGTCCTCTGCAACCAGCAGGAAGTATTCCAAATCCAGCAAAACTAATTCCTATCATCCCTCCTGGAAAAGGTCATGGGAATAACATTTATAGGGAACTGGGAACTGACAGAGTTCTACTTTATGCAAGATTTGATGATTCTGATAAAGATTTTCCAACCGACACTTCATTTGCTCAAATTGGAGTAATTAAAAATCCATTGAGAGTGAACTCAACCGCAATTTTTGATGGTAATCAATTTAGTGGCACTTCAGCAATTAAATTGAAATTGGACGGGACTATCGCTGGAGAAGAATTTCTGACTGTTGGTAAGAGAATTACTCAAAGTGTAACTACTGGTGCTGGTGTTAGTGTAACCGCTGAAGGTTATGTTGCATCTTATGATTCAGAAACTAAAGTTATTAAATACTTCCAAGATAGAACACTTAATTATCATCCATCCGAATACGATCAAAGAGATTATGTTGGAGTAAGTAGCGAAGGTCAAAGATATGCTTTTGCATTCAATGGTTCTTCAATTACTACCGCTGACGGATTCTCGGGATCTGTAGATTCTGGATATACTGGAATTACTACAAATCCAACAGGGAATAAGAACATTAACTTGGGTGTTGAGTTCACAAAAGGTCTTGCCGTATCGGAAATAAATAAGTTGTCGGGAGACGTTATCTATCTGGATAATAGACCAGTTGTCGAAAGAAACGCTAGACAGAAAGAAGACGTAAAGATTATCCTGGAATTCTAAGATGCCACAGAAAACTAATTTAAATATCAATCCTTACTATGATGACTTCGATAAAGATGATAATTTTTATCGAGTTTTGTTCAAACCAGGATTCCCTGTACAGGCAAGAGAACTAACGACTCTTCAATCTATTCTTCAGAATCAGATTGAATCTTTTGGTAGTCATATCTTTAAAGAAGGATCTATGGTAATTCCTGGAGGAATTACATATGATAGATTCTATGAAGCAGTAAGAGTCAATGCAACTCATTTTGGACTTGATGTTGATTTATATTTGAATAGTTTTGTTGGCAAAAAGATTTCTGGAGCACAGTCTGGTGTAACTGCAACTGTTGAGAAAGTTATCTTTCCTCCCACTTTGGGAGTAGAAGAACCAACTTTATATGTAAAATATCTAAATTCAGATAATTCATTTACATTCAATCCATTTAGTAGTGGAGAGACTCTAATTACCGAAGATACGGTAACGTATGGAAATACTACTATTCAGATTGGAGATACGTTTGCATCAACTATTGATGTGAATGCAACCTCTACAGCAGCAGCTGTACACGTCTCTAAGGGTGTTTATTTTATTCGTGGTACGTTTGTAGATGTGCCGACCGATACGATCGTCCTAGACGCATATACAAACAATCCTTCATATAGGGTTGGTTTTAATATCAGCGAAGAATTAGTATCTGCTGGAGACGATGATAGTTTATATGATAATGCTAGGGGTTTTTCTAATTATGCTGCACCTGGCGCAGACAGATTAAAAATTAGCGTATCTCTGTCTAAAAAAGAACTGACAGATTATGATGACAAGAATTTTGTAGAACTTGTTAGAGTTGATAACGGAGAACTGAAAAAACTCCAAAATAAATCAACATATTCGATTATTAAAGATTATTTTGCTAAGAGAACTTTCGAAGAATCTGGAGATTATGCAGTAAGCGAATTTGGAGTAGATCTTGGAGAATCTTTAGACAATAAGTTATCAAACGGTGGTTTCTTTGTAGAAACCCAGAAGACAGAACAAAATAATGATCCAAGTGAAGATCTTTATTGTGCTAGAGTATCTCCAGGTAAAGCATATGTTAGGGGATTTGACATTGAGTTCCCTGGATCTCAAATTCTAGATGCTGATAAACCAAGAGATACGACAGAAGTTACTGGAGCATCTATCCCATTTGAAATGGGTAACCTTATAAAGGTTAATAACGTTCAAGGTACTCCTTTTGTTGGTATTAACAATACCGATAATGTCGTAAAACTACAATCATATAGAAAAGGAACTTCTGGAGCGGCAGGTATTAATGGTACAGGAGAAACTATTGGACAAGCTAGAGTTTATTCCTTTGCATTAGCAGATAATGCATATGATAATACAGATTCTCAGTTTGATCTGTATATGTTTGATGTTCAGACATATACTAAACTTGTTTTAAATGAGTTGGTATTTGCTGGTTATATGCCTCAATCCAGTTACATCAAAGGATTGAGTAGCGGTGCAACTGGTTATGTAGTTCAAGCGCCAGGTGCATCAGGAACTACTGGTATTCAACTAACTCAAACATCTGGAGAATTTATTGTTGGAGAGCAAATCTCAATCAATGAATCTACATTATACAGAAGAACTATTATTGATATTGAAGCAAAAAATATAACAGATGTAAAATCAATATGGCAAGAAAGAGCGTCTATCGGCGGCATTTCAACTGATTTCTCTGCAGACACTGCACTCTTTGAAAGAACACCAATTGGATTTGAGATTACTGATAAGATTACAGTCAGTCCAACTGGTATTGTAACTTGTGCTGGTAAAACTTTTAGCGGCATTTCTACAAACGCAGTTATTAAGTTCCAGAGAAACGGTATAGGTTTAACTGCAGCAACATTCAATAGAGTTGCTCAAGTTTCTAATGATCTATTATCATTAGAATTAGAAGCATTACCAACGGTATTTGGTGTATGTGACGGAGATCTTCCTACTGAAGCATCTACAGAGACAACTTTCTCTGTTATGGAACCAAAGATCTTCAATGAAGAAAATTCTTATCTCTATGCAGAACTATCGAATCCAAATGTAGCATCTGTTAAGTTAGATGATTCTAATTTAACTATTTCTCATCAGGTAAGAGATAGAACAATTAGTGCTACAGGAACATTAAGTCTTAATACTAATACTATTGGATTTACCAGTGCATTCTTTGAACCATTTGATGCTGATAGGTACTCTATCATCTATAGTGATGGTACACTTGAACCTCTAGATTCTAGTCAGATTGAATTTGCAGATAATAGCACTACTATTAATTTCAGTGGACTTGCTAAATCTGGTATAGGTAGTGCAATCGTTAATACTACTGTTAAGAGACAATCAGTACAAAGTAAGCAAAAAGACTTTGATAGAAGTGTTCAAGTAATTGTAAGTTCTACTGCTAATTCAGAAAGTGCAGGTATTACAGGACTTTCTTCTAGTTTCTATTATGGTCTAAGAGTAGAAGATAAAGAAATTTCTCTAAACACTCCAGATGTCGTAGATATAGTTGCTGTATACGAATCACTGGGAACTAGTACTCCAACTCTGGATACTCTACAATTTGTAAGTGGTCTAGGTTTAGATGTAAATGCAATTGTCGGTGAAAGGGTTATTGGTCAAACCAGCAAAGCAGTTGGTCAAATTGTAACCAGACCTTCTACTACTGATGTTGGATTTGTATACTTAAATGCTAATAAGTTTATTGCTGGGGAAACTGTTAAGTTCGAAGAGTCTCTAATTGAGTCTAATTTGCAATCGATTGTTCTTGGAAATTATCTCAATATTACTGATCGTTATGATTTGGATGCTGGTCAAAGAGAACAATACTATGATTATTCTAGAATTGTAAGACGCAAGCAGTCAGTATCTCCATCCAGAAAACTACTAATTATCTTTAACAAATATACAGTTCCTTCTAATGATTCTGGAGATTTCTACACAGTAAACTCTTATAGTTCAGAAAGATACAAAAACGATATCCCATTACTGAAAAATAATACTGTCAGAGCATCTGACGTACTTGACTTTAGACCAAGAGTTGCTGATTTCAATGCTTCTACAGCAAATAGATCTCCATTTGCTTTTGAGTCTCGTTCCTTTGGATCTTCTAGTGTAAACACAACTGCTGTAGTTGCTCCAAATGAGAGCACTTTACTTGGTTATGATCATTACATGGGAAGAATCGATAAGATTGTTCTTGATAAAGAAGGAAATCTTTCATTGGTTCAAGGAACATCTGCAGTAAGACCAAAAGAACCTACAGTCATTGAAGATTCAATGACAATTGCTAGGATCTCTCTTCCACCATACTTATTTGATGTAGATGATGCTGAAATTTCTCTAGTTGACAATAGAAGATATACAATGAGAGACATTGGAGGTCTCGAAGATAGAATCGAAAATCTTGAAACCTTCACTTCTTTAAGTGCTCTAGAATTGAGTACACAGTCTCTACAAGTTCAAGATGCTCAAGGACTTGATAGATTTAAGTCTGGATTCTTTGTTGATGATTTTGCAGATAATGGAAGAATTGATCTAGGTAATGCCGATACAAAAGTATCTGTTGAATCTGATAGAAAAGAATTACAATCCCTATTTGATGTTTATTCTTTAGAACTGCAACCAGCATTTGATTCTTCAGTAAATATGGACACTGCGGATCTATCTGCAGATCTTCCTCTACTTGACCCAAATACACAAAAAACTGGCGATCTAATTACCCTTAAGTATGAACAAAAGGGATGGATTGAACAACCTCTAGCTTCTAGAGTTGAGAATGTTAACCCATTCAATATGATCGAGTTTGTTGGAGCGGTTGAACTAACACCAGCATCTGATAACTGGGTAAGAAATGTATTTGTTCCAGGCGGAACAAGAAGAATTACTGGAGGATGGAATGGATCCTTCATTGATAATGTTCTAATTGATAGAAGACCAGAGACCTTTATGCGTTCAAGGAACATTATGTTCCAAGCAGGTGGTCTGAGACCTCTTGCTAGACATTATCCATTCATGGATAGTATCGGTGGAATTGATCTGGTTCCTAAACTGATTGAAATCAATATGACTTCTGGAACCTTTGATGTTGGAGAAGATATTGATGGTTTCATTGGTCCTGATAGAGTTATTACATTTAGAGCAGCAAGACCAGACCATAAAGATGGTCCATATGATGCACCAACTCTGACCTATAATGCAAATCCATACAATAAGGCAGAAACATTTGGTACTTCATATTCTGCATCTGCAACAGTCGTAAACGTTGATGTTCCATCACTAGCAGCTGCTGCTATTGGTAAGTATAATGGTTTTGTTGTTGCTGGAGTTAATTTAGTTGGTAGAAGTAGCGGTGCAACTGCATCTGTTACCGATTCTCGATTAATTGCTGACGCATTCGGTGATATTCTAGGAACGTTCTTTATTAGAAATCCACTAGCAACACCACCTCCAAGTGTAAGAATTAAAACTGGAGAAAGAATCTTCAGACTTACATCTAGCGATATTAATGCAGAACCTCTTCCTGGAAGTAAGTTAATTAGTTCTGGAGAAACTACGTACAACTCAACTGGTATCGTACAAACATTCAGACAAGATACGGTTATCGTAAGAAGACCACCCCCACCACCAAGAAGACGTAGAAGAAAAGACCCTCTAGCACAATCATTCACTGTTGATGAAACTGGAGTATTCCTAACATCAGTAGACCTATTCTTTGCGAATAAGGATCCTAATGAAAAGTGCTATGTTGAAATTAGAACTGTAGAACTAGGAACTCCAACTAATCAGTTAGTACAAGATTTTGCAAGAGCAATCTTGTATCCAGATGATATTACAACTTCTACAGATGCATCAGTAGCAACTAATGTTAAGTTCCCATCTCCAATTTATTTGGAAGCAAATAGGGAATATGCAGTTGTTGTTCTTTCCCCAACCTCAAATAATTATGAATTATGGATTGCTCAGATGGGAGAGAAGACTGTCAATGGACAGAACTTACCAGATGCTGAAGCAGTAATGGTAACCAAACAGTATATTGGAGGAAGTTTATTCAAGTCTCAAAACGGTACTATTTGGACTGCAAGTCAGTTTGAAGATCTGAAGTTCAAACTTTACAAAGCAAACTTTACTTCTCAAAAGGGAAGTGCATTCTTCTACAATCCTAATTTGGATGTTGTTGATGAAAACGTTCCTGCTCTAACTCCAGATGCCGTTAAGATTTTACCAAGAAAACTTGATGTTGGTATTAATACCGTTTCCCTAAATGATGTTGCTGATCAACTTGTTATTGGAGCAAGAGTTAAAGCAAACAACTCTCTAGCAAATGGATACATCGAAAGAGTTGGCGGAGCAGTTTCCTTTACAGGAATTACTACTGCAATTGCTGGAGCAGGTTATTCAACTGGAACATATCCTAATGTAACTCTGTATCCTATTGTTGGACGAGGAAGAAACCTAGTTGCAGAAACTGTTGAATTTAATGATGCAGGAGGAGTATCTCAGATTGTTCTTAATACTGCTGGTCTTTCTACAGGAAATGGTTGGGCAACAGGTGATGTAGTTGGTATTACGACTTCTCAAGCAGGAGGCAGAGGTAGCGGAGCACAACTATCAATTAGAGATGTCAACGGTATTGATACTTTATACTTGACAAATGTTCAGGGTGAAGAAATAACCGCTGGCGGTTTACTTCAAATTTATACTGGTAGCACTGCTGGTCCTGCTCTAGCAGATACCTCAATCACAAGTTCTAGTCCTGTAGGCGGAGAATTTGCTGGTAACGTATTTGAAGTAACTCATTATAATCATGGAATGACCGCAGATAATAATATCGTTTCTATTAGCGGTGTTGATCCTGATACTATTCCAACTCAACTATCAGTCGATCTTGATCTAAGTGATTCTGTCATTGCTCTTGCAGATACGACAAGTTTCTCAAGATTTGAAGGAATTACTACTGCTGCGGGATACTTGAAAGTTAATAATGAAATTATTTACTACGATAGTATTGCTAGCGGTCAGTTGGGTATTGCAACTCGCGGTGTTGATGGATCTGCAATTCAGAAGCATGTTAGCGGAAGTCAGGTTTATAAGTATGAAATTGGCGAAGTTTCTCTGACCAGAATCAATAAGCAACATGATATGTCTTCGACACCAGCTCTCAGCAATCTGAGAGAAATTGATTCATATCATCTAGAATTTGATAGAGGATCTAGAGGAACTGGCGAAGCACAATTGAGTTTCAGACAAGAATCTCAAGTTGGCGGAATGAATATCTTTGCATCCAGAAACGTTCAGTATGATGTTGTTCAACCTCAGTTCAATATCATTACACCAGGTCAAGGATCTAAAGTTTCTGCGACAATGAGATCCGTCAGCGGAACAAGTGCAGGCGGTGCTGAACCATCATTCATTGATCAGGGATTTGAACCAGTTCTACTAAATGCAGAAAATGATCTCAACTCCACTAGACTGGTCTGCTCCAAGTTGAATGAGACGACAAGATTGACATCTTTACCAAGAAACCGTTCATTCACGATCGGAATTTCTATGGAAAGTGCCGATTCTAATCTGTCTCCAACTATCGATACTCAGACTGCATTTGCTGGATTTGGAAGACATCGTTTGAATAATCCAATCTCAGATTATGTAAATGATTCTAGATCTAATAATTTAAGCGATGATCCTCACGCATTCGTATACATTTCAAATAGAGTAACTCTTGCTCAACCAGCATCTTCTCTCAAAGTATTTGTTGCAGCAAATAGAGATGCTTCTGCTGATTTCAGAGTCCTTTACAAACTATTCAAGTCAGATTCGAGTGAGATTGAGCAGTCATATGTACTGTTCCCTGGATATGATAACTTGAATGATACTAATGGAGATGGATTTGGAGATGATGTAGTTGACTCTTCCAAAAATAGCGGAAGAGCAGATGCATTCGTTGTTGCTAGTGCAAATGAAGAGTTTAGAGAATATCAATTCAGTATTGATAATCTTGATCAATTCTCTGGATATCAAATTAAGATTGTTGCTAGCGGAACAAACGAAGCGAAGTCCCCAACATTCAAAGATCTAAGAGCAATTGCATTAGCATAATATGGATCTGATTAAAGTTGAAAATAACCAGAACTTGTATAGAGATGCAGGTTCTGGTGCTATCGTAAATAAAGATTCTACGGCTTATTCTCGATATATGACAGAGAAAAAGCGTAGAGAGAAAGAAAGGCAAGAATTTGATGATGTTAAAAGCGAACTTGCTGAAATTAAAAAATTACTACTTGATTTGACTAAACAAAATAGTTGAGATCTAAATAATTAAATAAAGAAACCTTCATTATAGAGAAATGGCAGTATACGTAGCTAATCTGACAATTAATCAAGGATCTGACTTTTATCAGACTTTTAATTTGTCAAATTCTATTGGAGATACTTCCTTTGATCTATCAGGTTTTACCATTGAAGCGAAGATCAAAAAACATGCTGGATCTGTTGGATTTACAACATTTACTGCAACTATTGAGAACGCTTCAAATGGAACGATAAGTCTGGCACTTAATTCAACGCAGACATCTGCGTTAAAAGCTGGCAGACAAGTTTACGATATTATTGTTACTAGTTCTGGAGGATATAAATCCAGGGCGATTGAAGGAAGTGTATTAGTACGAGAAGGAGTAACTTAATGGCATCAATCAGAGGTAGATTAGGACAATCAAATACTATAAAAGTAGTTGCATCTAACTCTGTTACGGGTTCAAGTGGCAGATTATCAGATATTGCTGACGTAGATGTTACTAGTCAGTCTGATAAATTTGTCATGGTTTATAATGCAAATACCAACAAATATGAGTTTGTCGATCCCGATGAAGTTCTTGTAGCAGCTGCTTCCACCGTTAACCCTGTAGGTACTAGCGGTCTTCCAACTGAATTCATTAATGCTTTAAATACTGACCCAAGTAGGCAATCTAATATTGACCTAGATGGTGGTACTTGGTAAAAATTTATAAATACCTACAAAAGAGTATTCAATAAGCGAGGCAATTAGATGGCAGCCGCTGTAGTTCAGTTTAAAAGAGGTGCGTATGCTGGTTTGCCAGCCTTACAGGCAGGTGAACCAGGTTTTTCAACCGATAAGTACGATTTCTATATCGGTTTAGATAATACTATTTCGGGCAACAAGTTCTTCGGAAGTCAAAGGTATTGGCAAAGAGAAGACGGTATTGAGTCCGCATACTTAAATTTAGTAGATAGAGATGGATCTAATAAGATCGCTCTAAAAACTCCAAACGTATTATCTGGCGTTACCACTTATGTTCTGCCAGCAACTCCTGTAGCTGGAGGTTTGCTACAGTCTGATGCTGACGGAAATCTTTCCTGGTCAAGTGCTCTTACCCAGGTCAACCTAAACAGTCTATATGTTACTGGTCTATCAACATTCCAGTCTGCAATATACGTCTCAGACACTACTGATTCTGAGGACAAGGACACTGGTTCTGCAGTATTCAATGGCGGTCTAGGTGTAGAATTATCAACCAATATTGGAAGAAACCTAAAAGTAGGTGGTATTGGTACATTCGTTGGTGCTCTAAGTGTAGACTCCACGACAGATTCTAGTAGTCCAACAACGGGTGCTCTAGTTGTTGGCGGTGGCGTCGGATTATCAAGAAATCTATATGTAGGTGCTGGCGTTTCTGTCGTCGGAGTTTCTACATTCTCAGATACTACAAATACAACTGCAGTAGGAACAGGTGCAGTTGATATTAAAGGTGGTTTATCTGTTGCACAAAATGCATATGTTGGTGCTGCATTAAGTGTATCTGGAGCAGCAACACTTCAAGGTGCTACAGCACTAAACGGTAATGTCAATCTCGGTAATGCTGAGACCGACATTGTTACTATTAATGCTGATATTCAGGGAGATCTACTTCCTGAAACTGACGGATCATTTAATATTGGCGATAATACTGCTGGTAAGCAATGGTTGAATGGTAGTTTCTCAGGTATTATCACTGCAACTACTGGTCTTCAAGGTGCCAACGTAAAAGTTGGTATGACATCTGCTAGAACTATTGATACTTCTAGCGGTTCTCTATTCCTTAGTGGTGCTGATGATAGAGTTACTGTTGATGGTACTCTAAGTGTTCTTGCCAACGAAAACGTAGAAGGAAATCTAGACGTAGCTGGAACAGGTCAGATTTCGAATGTTAACATTGGCGTTAACAGCACGACTCAGATTGAGTCAACAGCAGGTAATCTAAAACTGAATTCTGCTACAAACACTATTGATATCGATTCCCAGACAAGCATTACTGGAATTGCAACATTTAATACTGGACTGAAGGTTGCTACTGGTCAAGAAGGAGCAATCATTGGTAATATTGGTATCGGTACTGTTGATGACCAAACAATCAGTACAGAAGCTGGAAATCTGGTTCTAAGATCTGGTCCTGCATCTTCTACAGTTAGAGTTGAAGATGACCTAGTTGTTACTGGAACTATTACTGGTTCGATTACTGGTTCTATCTCAACTGCAACCAGATCTCAAACTATTGACGTTTCTTCTGTTTCAGATACTGCTGACAGATATCTAATATTCTCTGAGGCATCAGCAACTGGAACTGGACAAACTGCATATGTTGCTCCAGATATCAAATATAATGCAGACGCAACAACTTTAACTGTACCAACTGCTCAAATTGGTGCTATTAAGGCATCTGATGGCAGCGATGCTCTAACGATCTCTAACACGACTGGTAACGTAAGTTTCGCAAGTAGTATTACTGTTACAGGCGATATCACAGTTCTCGGTACTCAGACAATCGTCAATACTGAGGCTCTGAAGGTCGAAGATCCTGTCATTGAACTTGGTCTAGTAAACAGCGGTGGAAATCTTGTTCCTCCAACTGTAGACCAAAACTATGACATTGGTCTGATGTTGCACTATTATACAACATCCGCCAAGGTTGCTGCAGTTTACTGGGATGAGTCAGTAAACAGAGTTGCAATCGCATCTTCTGTAACCGAGTCAGCAAATGTCATGACTGAAGTTGCATACGCTGATGTTGAATTTGGCGGACTTTGGATCAACGATGCTGCTGGACAATCTCAGGTAATCAGACATAACGGAACTGCAAGAATCCTTGAGAACATCACCGTTGATGGGGGTGCCTTCTGATCCTATAAATAGGGTTACTACTTAGATAAGATTTAGATTATGTCATCTGAAGTTGATTATCAGATTCTGCTGGGTACTTACCAGCAGAAATCTTCTGAATTGCTTAGTCAGACAATCGCATTAGAGGCAAGAGTAAGGTCATCGAATCATCAGATCGAGGTCCTTAACAAGCAGGTAAATGATTTGATTGCTGAGTTAGAGAGACACAAGTCTATTATTGCTGAACTAAAAACGGCAGAATTTAATAGATTGGAAGAAGAAAAGGAGAAGCAAAAACTCCTTGAAGAAGAAAGGGAGCAGGACAATTTACACTTTGGTTTGGTATCTGCACCAGAACCAAAACCTAAGGTAGCAAGGAAAAAGAAAATAAATAGTGCTGAGACTAATTTATTAACTCAGCCAGCTGAGGGAGAGGTTTAATGGCAAAACCATCAACACGCCAGGAATTAATCGATTATTGTTTTAGAAGATTAGGCGCTCCTGTGCTGGAAATTAATGTTGATGATGAACAGGTTGATGATCTGGTAGATGATGCTATTCAATTTTATAACGAACGTCATTTTGACGGGGTTGAAAGAATGTATCTTAAGTATGAACTTACCCAAGATGATATTGATAGAGGAAAGGCAAAAAATACTACTGGAGTTGGAATTGTAACCACAACTGGAACCGCATCGATTCCTGGTTACGGTTCGACTACTTTTAATTTTTACGAAAACTCTAATTATATTCAAGTTCCAGATTCTGTAATTGGAATCGAAAAAGTATTTAAGTTTGATACAAGCACTATCTCTGGAGGTATGTTCAGTATCAAATATCAAATATTTTTGAATGATATGTATAGATTCAACTCTGTTGAGTTGATGCAATATAGTATGACAAAAACTTATTTGGAAGATATTGACTTCTTACTAACAACTGATAAGCAAATAAGATTTAATAAGAGACAAAATAGAATGTACCTTGATATTGATTGGGGTGCTCAAACTGCAGGAAACTTCTTAGTTATTGATTGTTATAGAGCATTAGATCCTGCAGACTTTGCAAAAGTATATAATGATTCATTCGTCAAAAAATATCTTACTTCATTGATAAAGAGACAATGGGGACAGAATTTGATTAAATTTAGGGGTGTAAAACTTCCTGGCGGAATTGAAATGAATGGAAGAGAAATTTATCAGGATGCTGAAAATGAGCTAAAAGAATTAAAGCAGATCATGGCTCTAGAGCATGAGTTACCACCCTACGACTTTATTGGATAATGGCACTTAATCCATTCTTTCTCCACGGATCCTCTTCGGAACAGCGACTTGTTCAAGACTTGATTAATGAACAGTTGAGAATGTATGGTATTGAGGTCGTATATATTCCAAGAAAAATAGTAAACAGGGACGAAATCCTCGCTGAGGTGCAGTCTTCCAAGTTTGATAATGCATACATCATAGAGGCGTATTTAAACACCTATGAGGGGCATACTGGGGGCGGAGACATCCTTAGTAAGTTCGGTATGCAACTGAAAGATGAGATTAATCTCGTTATTTCAAGAGAAAGGTATGAAGAATATATTGGTGCTTTCATTCAGGATGAAGATCCATATGAAATAGAGGTTGCATTAAGACCTAGAGAAGGAGATATAATTTATTTCCCTCTTAGTGAAAAGTTTTTTGAAGTTAAGTTTGTAGAACACGAAAAACCATTCTATCAATTAGGAAGGGGTTATACTTATGAACTTAATTGTGAACTCTTCGAATATGAAAATGAAGTTCTCGATGTTGGTATACCTGAGGTTGATAGAGCACTTGAAAATGTTGGTGAGATTATAACACTCAAGATGGTTGGTTATGGTCAGACTGCAGCAATTGGTGCAGATATCAATACTGGATATGTAAGACAGGTTTATATTAATAATGATGGTTACAATTATACCTCGACTCCAACAGTAACCTTTGAAGATGCCCCATCATACGGAAGATCTGCAAAAGGTGTTGCAATTACAACTTCTATTGCAGGAGTTAGATCTTTAAAAGAAATTATTTTAATAGATGCTGGTTATGGTTATAGACATACACCGACTTTAACAATTAGTGGAGGAGGTGGAGTAGGTGCAGCAGCTACCTGTTCCATTGAACTGTACAGAAAAGGTGTTTCTAGAGGAGTTATTATTAACAGAGGAGAAGGATATACAGAAATACCTTCAGTAACCTTCAGTGGTCCTACCTTTACTGGTGCAGCAGGAACTACAGTTATTATCAATAATGCTGTTGATAGGGTATCCATGACTGAGGGTGGAACAAATTATTCCACAAAACTGGCAATCGGAGTTACGTTCAGTTCACCAAATCCAGTTGGATTTGTAACTGGTGTAATAAGTGCTGTTGCAGCAAATGACCAATTATCAACAGTATCAATTACTAATGCTGGAATTGGACATAGTATTCCTCCAACTTTGACATTTAGTGCTCCAACAGGAGCAGCAGCAACTGCTACAGCAACAGCAGTTGGAGGATCTCTCTACGGAGAGCAAGTTTCTAGCGTTTCAATTGCATCTTCTGGAAGATATTATTTAAGTGCTCCAACAGTAACGTTTGATAATCCGACAGGAATAGCATCGACTGCTACTGCAAATACAACATTATCGTCCTCTGGCGGCATATCTACGTTCTCATACACACTACAAAGTGGAGGTAGATATTACCTAGCACCTCCAACGCTAACTATTGATTTCTTATCACTATCTTCGGGGTATATTGCAGATTCTTATTTTGGAACTAATGCATGGAAAGTCGTTAATGCGGATTTAGATAGAAATATTACTCATCCAGGAACCGCTTCAACTACTGCAATTGGTTACAGTGGTTCTATTCAACTCGCAGCAAAGATTCCAAGTTCTTTACCAGGTCTTTCAACATTTATTTCATTCAATAAATTATCTAACGGGAGTAAGTCTACTCAAGTAGATCTTAGAGTCAATGATGACGGATATATTGAAGTTGGTCTTGGTACAGATAAAGTAGGAGTTAATACGGATAATCTAACCTACGACTATACTGGATTGGATGTTAGAGATGATCAATGGCATTGGATCTATATCAATTCAACAATACTTCCAAACTTTACTCAACGTTTAGAATTACAAGTAGATGGCGGTTTACCTGTAGATACATTCTTTGCTGCTGGTGGAGGAGAAATTCAAATAGTTACTGGCGCAGACGTAACTCCACCAGTAATTGAAAATGATTTAAACAGCGGAATTATTGTTGACGGTATTTTTGGAACAGTTGATGCTGGAACTGCATCTTCTACTGCACCAGGATCAATGCCAACTGCGGATTCCAATACAATATTATTTGATGATTTTGAAAATGATGCAATCGGAAATCTAAACTCGATTAGTATTGGTTGTTCAATTTCAAACGGTGTTGTAACTTCAATTGATAATTCATCAACAACATTATCTGGCATTATAACTTCTATTGTATCTGCAGTTATTGACCCTCCAATTGGAACACCATCAAACTTTGTTGCAACTGGAGTTGCAAGTGTAACTGCTGGTATAGTTACTGATATTTCTCTAGATTATGCTGGATATGGTTATGTAACTTCTCCAGGAGTTACTCTTTCAGCACCAACAGGAGTAGCAACTCAATTTACTGCTACTGCACATGGTAAAATAAACGGAGATGGTAAACTCAGCGAGATTGAAATTACAGATAGAGGACTTGGATATATTTCTAATCCAACTGTTAGTATATCTGCGCCATTGGGACAGACACCAGAAGGTTATGGAAATGTTGGTGTTGCAGGAACTATTATATCCGTAACATTAACTAAGACTGGTGTTGGTTATACAGAACCATCGATTGTATCCATTTCCAATACTGTAACTGATAGAGATTTTGCTACTGGATTCACAACAGCAACTGGAACAGTTACCTTAAATGCGGACGATAATAGAATCGATCATATTAAGATTATTGATCCAGGATCGGGTTATCTAACTCCTCCTACAGTAACTGTTGGAGATGCTCCAATTGCTGCTGGTATTGGCACATATTGGTTCAACGAAGTTATTACTGGTTCAAAATCTGGTGCAACAGCAAGAGTTAAGCGTTGGGATGGTGAAGAAGGAATTCTACAAATCTCTATTGAAAATGGCACTTTCCTAGATGGAGAGCGAGTTGTTGGATCCTCTTCGTCCGCTATATATGTTGTCGATTACTACATAAACAAGAGAGATGTACCTAAGATTGCATCTGTCGAAAATATTGACGACTATGAACAAAATGATGAAATAGAATTTGAAGCCGATCAAATTTTAGACTTTTCTGAGAAAAATCCCTTTGGAAATTACTAATGTTAGGAAGCCATTACTACCACGAAATTATTCGTAAAACTATCATATCTTTTGGAACGTTATTCAATAATGTTTCAATCAAGCACTATGATAAAAATGATCAGAACGTCATCGATGAGATGAGAGTTCCTCTGGCATATGCGCCAAGGCAAAAATTCTTAGCAAGATTAACTCAGCAATCTGAGTTGAATAAGTCGGTTGCAATTACATTACCAAGAATGTCATTTGAGATGACATCTCTCCAATACGATCCGTCTAGAAAAACGGGCGTTACTCAAACTTTTAAGGCATTGGATGGGGATAATAATCTCAAAAAGGTTTTCATGCCCGTTCCTTACAATATTGGTTTTGAACTGAATGTTTATTGTAAATTAAACGATGATGCTTTGCAAATTGTTGAACAGATTTTACCTTATTTCCAACCAGCATTGAATGTCACTATTGATCTAGTCAGTTCTATTGGGGAGAAGAGAGACACTCCCATTGTCCTTAACAGTGTTTCTTTTGTAGATGACTATGAAGGAGATTTCACTACAAGAAGAGCACTAATTTATACCCTTTCATTTACTGCTAAAACTTATCTGTTCGGTAAGGTTAGCGATAATTCTGATGGTCTCATCAGGAAGGTACAGGTTGATACTTATACAAATACTGATCCTGTCACTGCTAAGAGAGAGATGAGATATACAGTAACTCCTAAGGCGAAAGAAGATAAGAATAATGATGGCGTAATTAATACTGTCGATGACGCATTACTAGGTCCTCAAGATGACTTTGGATTCTCTGAAGGATTTGAATTCTTCACGGATGGTAGAAGTTACAATATTGGACAAGACTCTGACCTTTGATTAATAAATTATGTCTGATGAATTTGAAAATCTAGATCTTGCTCTGAATAATGAGTCAAATATCCAAAAACCTCCTGCCAAAAAAGTCGAGATTGAAAAACCTGCAGGTGAAGATATTAAAAAGGATTATGAATATACCAGGGCAAATTTATATTCTTTGATTGAAAAGGGTCAGGAAGCGATCAATGGAATTATGGAATTGGCTGGGGAAGGTGCCAGTCCCAGATCATATGAAGTTGCTGGTCAACTTATCAAAAACGTTGCAGATACAACAGATAAGTTGATGGAACTTCAGAAAAAAATAAAAGATATTGAGGATGAAACAACCAAATCAACTACAAATAATGTAACTAATAATGCATTATTTGTAGGATCTACCTCAGAGTTATCAAAATTACTAAAACAAGGTTTCCTAAATAATAATACACCAGAGTCATAACAAATGTCTTCTGTGAATGAAGAAGGACTGCGAAAGTGGTTTGGAAAATCAAAATCTAAAGACGGCAAATCTGGTTGGGTTGATGTCGTGGACGGAGATGCATGTGCTAGAGAGAAGGGGGAAACCGCTACTCCAAAGTGCGTATCATCTGCAAAGCGTGCATCAATGACTAAAAAGGAGAGACTTGCTGCACAAGCAAGAAAACGTCGCAAAGATCCTGGTCAACCAGATAAATCTGGAGCGGCAAAACCCACATACGTCAAAACTGATTACACACCTGATGGCGACATGGATCTTCAAGAAGTAAAAGATAAACCAGGCAAAGGCAGCGGAACAAAAGATGCCTGCTACCACAAGGTCAAATCGCGCTATAAAGTTTGGCCAAGTGCTTATGCTTCTGGAGCTCTAGTAAAGTGTCGCAAAGTTGGTGCTTCAAACTGGGGAAACAGCACTAACGAAGAAAAAGATCACGAAGTTTCAATGGCTCAATCTCAGTTAAAAAAATCTGAGAAGAACATCGCTAAACTAAAAAAAGCTTTAGGTAAGAAAGAGAAAAATATTCCTGCTTGGGTTCAAGCAAAAATTACAGATACTGAACACAATACTGATGCCGCATCTGGGTATATGGATGAGGCAAAAAAATGTTGGAAAGGTTATGAAAAGAAAGGGACTCAGAAATTGTTTGGTAAAACTTACAATCGCTGCGTGAAGAAAGAGTCTGTTTCTGTTGAAGATGCGAATGGAAATTCGTTTATAGAATTCATTGACTTAATTAAACCTGAACCCCTCAAACCATCTAAACCTGTTATACAGGTTCAAGAAGGTAACCCAAGCATGGATATTGACACCAATGCTCATAGAAAACTCCAGAAGATGAATAAGATTAGAAATCTTATGGATAAGGGCACTGGCGGTGAAAAAGGTGCGGCAGGTGCAGCACTACAAAGAATGGGAGGTGGCATCAACTTACCTTTAGCAAAAAAAGATAGCGAGAAGAAACTTCAGTTAGCGCACTACGAAGTATCGAACTGGAGATCAGAACTTGCAGAACAGTCACCAAACTGGCCCCCAGAAGGACCAGGAGAAAACAATTCAAGAGTTGAAGAAGTTAATGTTTCTGATGCAACAGCATCGAGCGAAGAGACTGGAAATCCCAACTCACGACCAATCTTTGATCGAGTAATGGAAGATTGGCAAAAAGTAAATAAAGGCGACAAAACTGACGGTATGAGTCAGAAAGCAGTTGATGCATACCGTAAAGAAAATCCTGGTTCCAAATTAAAAACTGCTGTAACTGGAGATCCAGAACCAGGTAGTAAGGATGCTAAGCGTCGTAAGTCTTTCTGCTCTCGTTCAGAGGGACAAAAAGATATGCACAATATTGATTGCACTAAAACACCTGATAAGGCAATTTGTAAAGCCCGTCGTCGTTGGAAGTGCTGATGAAAAACTTTAAACAATTTCTCTCAGAAAGCATCACCATCAATGGTGATTTTAATGGAACTCTCAATGTAGGAGGTTCTCAACCAGAGCAAACACAAGAATCATTCTTTGCTGATGTAATCTGGGAAGGCAGATTGTATCGTCTTGAAATAGAAGGTCAAATGCTTTCTAAAAATGAACTTGTAGAAGAACTTCAGGGAGAGTATCCTGGAGCAATTGTTCAGAACATCTATCCTGGTTCTGGTCCAACTAAAATTAAAAGAGCGCAGAGGTATCAACCAGAAAGATTAAGTTGGAGTGACTAATGGCACAGTGGAATAAGGATACACAAGCATATCTAAATCAAACAAAGACAAACTTCGAAGTTTATATGTGTGCCGATAAGTATGGCAACATTGGTGCTTGTGGTGGGGATACACAATTTGATCTAAATGTTGCTGCTGGTATTACAACTCAAATAGCAAACGTTCATAAGTTTGGTGCTGTTCTGACTTCATCAGCAGATTATGATACCGTTTGGACTGAACGGGGACAATATGCTTTCCCAACATCAGCATCTGTTGTAAATATTATTTCTGCTTCTGCAACTGATAGTGATACTGATAACACTGGGGCAGAAACCGTTGTAATTCAAGGATTGGATGGTGATTACAATGAAGTTGAGGAAACTTTAAGCACCAATGGAACTTCTAGTGTTACTGGAACTCAATCTTTTTTAAGAGTTCATAGAGCATTTGTTGCTACTGGTGTAACTAATGTAGGTGATATTGATATCAGACACGGAACAACTGTTGTCTGCCAGATTGCGGCAGGTATGGGTCAGTCTCAGGTTGCTTATTATACTATCCCAGCGGGTAAGAGTGGATATTTACGATCTTTTGCCGCCACAATGAATAAGAACCAAGAAAATACGGTTCGATTATTTCAAAGACCTTTCGGTGGAGTATTCAGAGTTGCTAGCGAACTCAATCTATATAATAGTAATATGCATACAACTTATAGTATCCCAATTTACTTTACAGAAAAAACTGATTTGGAAGTAAGAACATATACGGGATCAAATTGTACAGTATCAGCAATGTTTGATTTATTGATTGTAGACAATTAATTTTTATGAGGAGTATTATGACTGAGAAAGAGCAGAAACGCAAAGATGCTTTTCACATTTTTTATGAGAGTGTATTAAAACCAGACCACGAACTTCGACTCTATGCACACGATGAAAAGTGCTATCATGAGTTGATGGAGTGGCGATCTGAAATAATTGAATATCTTGATAAGCGCAGAAACGAAGAATTTCACTAAATAGGTTTGATCGTTATCGGTGTCAAATTATGTTTGCGTTTTTACTCCCACTAGCATCAAAAGTTATTACTGATGCAGTCGCTAAGATTCCAGAAAATGAGGAACTGGGCGAACAACTAATCAAAATTTGTATTGTCATTCTTCAAAAAGCAGTCAAGTTAACCAAGACTGATATGGATGATAGACTTCTTGAAAAAGTTATCAAAGCGATCGAAGTACGATGACTTCTCTGGAGACCAAAACTATGGTCTCCTTTTTTTATAAATATCTGTATACAAGATTATAGGTAAGGAAACATGTCTCTTTGGGGCAAATCAGACTCTTTATTCTCTACTGGTACTATCAGCGTAAACCTTACAACTAAGGTCGCAACTATCAGTACTGGAACACTTCCCGCTGCTGCCACCATCGAGGGCGGAGTTGTTACCATCACAGGTAAAGGAAGTGCAACCATCAAAGAAAGAACTGGAAACACCACTTTCACAATCCACAATACAACTGGATTGGATGGTACTGCAATCAGCGGTGTTGCATACTTCATCTCTGATCAACCAGTGTATCTTCCATTGGATAGCAACTATGAATCTAATGAGATCTTCGGTGTTGATGAAGCAGAAATGCAAGCAGCACGCGATGATGATTCACAGTACAGACCACAACACGCTGGTTGGGTAGGAATTACTTCTTACACTGATCAACACGGTAACCAGAGAGTGAAGACCGAGTGTTTCGTTGCTGGAAGCAGCATCACTGGTGACAACAATGCAGACGATACCATCCTGCCCGATAGCTGATAGTTGAATAATTTAATATGCGATTTGATGAATTAAATGAATCGAACTATATAATGTTTGCTATCAAGCATTACGAAAATCCTCAGGCAGTAACGCAGGAGGATTTTTATGATGACATGAAGCGGTTTAAGTGGATCAAGCGATTGCTGAACAAATATAAAAACACGGGGGAGATGAATGTTCCTCTCCTCCTGAATCATTTTATTATCTTGTATAATATATTTGGTGATGCTACTACTCCATTACTGTTTTACAGAATTGATGAAGAGTTGTGGTGTATACTCAAGACCTTTATAGTCTATCTTGGTAGACTTCCTGAGTATCCTATATCACAATTACATGATATACCAGTTGATGAAAAGTGTTTGGATATCTTAGAATCCCTATGAAAACTTTCAGACAGTTTTACGAAGAAATGATGGTCGCTAATGCCCCTGGCACTAGTGGTGGTTTCGGTCAGAAGTCTGACGCTGCAGGACCTACTGCTGGATGTGATCCTGTCATGAGTAAAATGAAAAGAAGAAAGAAGATAATTGGATTAGGACCTGGATCTAGAAAACGCTGGATGAAGTAAAATGTTCTCCGACTCCAAAGTCACTGCATTAGAGACAAAGTTAGACATCTACGAGGAACTTTCCAGAGAGATGCTGGCGAAGTTGGAGTCTGCTGTAGATAAGATATCGGAAGGTAATGCTAGAATTGCTCAGATTCTTGCTAAGCATGACGAAAGAATCGAGCAGAGTATCAAGAGTGATGATCTCATTATCAAAATGATTGATGAGATTAAGGAAAACGAAGAGAAGAATCATAGAATCATTCACGGAAGAATAGATAAAATCCAGGAAGACATCAAAGCATTTTCAAAATTCCGCTGGCAGGTTGGCGGAGTTTTAATCGTCGGAGCACTGGTCATCGGAGCAGGCAGTAGAATCGCACCAATGTTCTT